ACTATAATTGGGATATAGATGCCAGTGCCCACGTTACAACCTATGATGTAGAATATGAAGCAACAATTGATGGGGAATATGTAGAATCATCTCAAAATGTTCAGGTCCTATCTTCATATGTTTCAGCAGCTGGAGCAGCTGGATATACAACTGTGGCAGCAGTTGCAGCATTATTAGGAGTAGATGAAAGCGAAATAGACCCATCTTGGATTGATTGGGCAACAGGATATATTAATACTTACACTTGTAGAAGTTTTGGTCCAGTAGAGGAAACACAATTATTAGATATTGAAGAGGAAGATGTTGATACAATATTTCTAAAACATTTTCCAATAATAAGTGTTACCTATGTTAAAAATGATGGAGATACTTTAGACCCAAGTGATTATTTAATCTATAATGATATTGGTGTTATAAGGCTTAGAACAGTGGAGGAATTAACAACAGTTTTCTATCCTTACTTTACAGAAGGAAGACAAAAAGTTGAAGTAAAGTATACACACGGATACGCTACTATCCCACACGCAATAGTATATGCCGCAACATTAATTGTTGCTAGAATTGCTAAGCACCATTTAACAGGTCAAACTTCTGGGGATATAGCAGAAAAACAGATAGGTGATACAAGGGTAAGATATTTTTCTGGTGGTAGTACTGCAAAAGGTGGCGCTCTTGGGATGAGCATAACTGATATCCAAGAGAACATTCTTAAGAAATTTAGAAGAATTGAAGGAATGGCAGTCTAATAGGAGAAGCAAATGGTTCAATTTGATACAGAGTTAGTAGGTTTCTTAGACCACGATGTAAAAATATATCGGTCTAGTTCATTCACTGTAAATGATTATGGTGAAGTAATACTTGATGCTCTAACTTTGGAAGGAACAACTAAAATGAGAATTGAACCAGCTAGAAGTGAAGTATTAACAACAATGCTACAGGGTAAGGAAGTTCTTATAACCCATAAAGGTTTTGCTTTAAGCACAGAGGATATACAAATTGGGGATATGGTGGAAGTAATTGCTACAGGTGTTAAATATGCAGCAGTTCTAGTTAATCCATATTATGATAAAGATACATTAGACCATTACGAAATATTTTTAAAAAGGGTAGATAATTTATAATGCTAACTCTAAGAACAAATGGAACAGAAACAACTATTGCTAATTTAGATAGGTTTTATACACACGCTCAAAAAGAATTAGCAATTGCTATGGGAGAAGTTGTTAAGAAAATATATTTTACCGCCCATTACTTAGTTCCTGTAGATACTGGAAAACTTATGGCAAGCTTATGGGGTAATGTAGGTCGAAGAAGAGTTTGGGTTGAGGGGTTTGTTGGAGCAAAAGCAAGGTACGCTATATATGTAGAAAGAGGAACTTCTAGAACACCAGCACAACCTTTTTTGTGGCCTGCTGTACAACAGAATCAAGCATTTATTTATGAGAAATTGGGAAAGAGTATACACGGAGCAATTCAAGCAACAGCGAGAGATGCAAAGCTTGGTGCTGTTATATATGGGAGAATGTAATGTTAGACTTACTTAAATTTGTAAGAGATACACTTAAAGATGACGCTACTATAAAAAGTTATCTTGGTGACCCCGCTAGAATATATTTAGCGTATAAACCAGTTATAGATAGTGCTGGAGACTCTTACCCACAAATCACAATGAATACTACGGATGGGGCAACGGATTCAGTATGTAATACGTGTGACCCAGCATTAAGTATAGATATCTGGTCAAAAAATAGTCCAGGAGTTGGTGGCGCAACAACAGCAAAATTAATAGCAAAGAGGATTTATCAATTGTTAGACCCAACATCAGATTTGGTTTCATCAATAAAGATATATCAAATTTGGAAAAATAGTTCTACATTAATATATGAAGATGATACAGAGGTATGGCATCACAGTATTTTATTTAATGTGCAGATGGATGGATATAGTAAAACTTAATGAAGGAGGTGTAATATGGCAGAACTAAAAACATATGACGTAAAAGAGAGTGGGCAAGGACAGACTATTACAAGCCTAAAAAAGTTTGTTCTGCTAAATGTTGCTTCTATGAGTGACGAGGATTGGGTAGTTGTATCCCAATTAACTACTGTCAATGTAGTCAAATGTATAGACTTATCTGATGGAAGTGTGTATACAGCTACTATTTCAGACAATAACAAGATAACAATAGACGCCGCAGAAGGTGCATCGGATGATAATATATTAATATTGGCGGTTGGTGTTTAAATATAAATCAAACAAATTTTTTGAAAAGGAGGTGCTAAAATGGCAGATGTCAAATTTAGCGTTGGGAAAGTAAAACGTGGTGATAGTTCCTACGTTGGATGTCTAAGAAACATCACAGTATCCTATGACGGTGCTCCAGCAGAATTACGCTGTGGAGATTATAGGTATCCTCGGGAAATAGTTCCAGGAGACCAATCTTTAACAGTAACAGCTGAGAGTGTTGATTATGATGCTTCTGAACCAACTTTTGGAGTTAGAGAAACTCTAGAATTGGAACAGGGTGCTAATGGTGGTGGATTAGTTGTTACTTTAACTAATATGGTTCTTGTGAACTCGGAAATTAGGTCTACACAGGACGGTTTTGTAACCACAGCACTTGAGTGGAGAAAAGCGGAAGCAGCGTAATTTTATTAACAAGTTTAAACATTTTTAATAGGAGGATAAGATGGTAAACGAGGACGTTTTAAAAAATAAAACAGTAGAAAGGACTTTCCGTGATGGCAAGCGCTATACAGTCAGGCCTCTACCTCTCAATAAGTTAATTGAGATTTGGCCGATTATAGAAGAGCTTGACCAGATGAAGTCAGACTCTAAAGTTAGTGTTGATGTTATTAAGAAAATGCGAAAGTTAGCATTTGTAGTTCTTAAAGAATCAAATAAGGACATCACAAGCGAAAAGCAAGTTGGTGACCTGATTGATTTGGCAGACATCAAGGAATTAATTGCTATCACAGTTGGTCAAAATAAGGATACCTTACAAGCCTTAATAGATAGTAAGTCTAAGTAAATAGAGAGGTCGTAATGGTTGATAAAAAACCAAAACGTCTCTCTATTGACTGGGCAGAGATAGTTGATTTGTTTTCTAGAGAGTATGGTTGGACTTTAGAAGACATAAAGAAACTTACTCTCCCACAGATATTAATCTTGATAAGGGCAATCCAGAGACGTTATCAACGTGAGAAAGAGGCAATGGATAATGGAACTAAGAAAGAAGCCTCAAATGAGGAGAAAGTTAGAAATCTCGCGTTAAGCTTAGGTGGTAAGGTAGTAAAAAATAAAGATGGTCGAGAGGAGATAATAATCTAATGCCAGTTGGTAGTATTATTGGACAGATTTTTGTTGAGATACGTGCTGTAACGAGTAGGTTGAGAGGGGACTTAACTGTAGCTTCCTCTCTTATCAGGGACTGGTCTCTAGTTGCTACTGGTATGGGTGAGACTGTGACACAAGCTTTTATGACTATTGCTAAGATTGGGATGCAAGCAATGCTCGTAGGTGCCGCAGCGGTAGCTGGTAGTTTTACTCTAATGGCAATAGAAGGTTCAAAATTCGAGGATGAAATGGTTAGAACTTTCACGCTATTGGGTAAAGGAATGGATGTATTGGCTACAACAATGAGGGAACTAACCCAGACAGCACGTTTATTAGGTAGGGAAACTCTCTTCTCTGCGACACAAGCAGCTCAAGGTATGCAGATTCTAGCAAGGTCTGGTTTTGATGCTAGAGAAATAATCGAGTCAATTGGACCTGTATTGAATCTAGCTATTGTTGGTAATATTGAAATGGCAGAATCAGCTGGTTTTGTAGTGGCATCATTAAGAGGTTTTCGGTTAGCTACTGAAGAAGCCACAAAAGTAACTGATGTTTTAGCGGTTGCTATGGCAAGAAGTAATACTGATATACGAATGTTAGGAGAGGCTTTGAGTTATGTTGCTCCTATTGCTGCTGGTGCTGGATATTCAATAGAAGAAACTGCAGCAGCGGTAGGTATATTAAGTGATGCTGGTATACAGGGTAGTAGGGCTGGGACAACTTTAAGAAGGATGCTATCAAAATTATTAGCTCCGACTGGTGCTACTAAAGGAATATTTAAAGAATTGGGTGTTCAGGTTATGGACACTACTGGACAGTTAAGACCTCTAGCAGATATTATCGAGGAATTATCTACAGCTGGGATGACAGCAGGTCAAGCAATGGAAGCATTTGGTTTAAGAGCTGGTCCAGGTGTAGCAGCGTTATTATCTAGAGGTTCAGATGCACTACGTGAATTACAAGAGGAATTAAAGACGTCAGATGGTGCTGCTGATAGAATGGCTCAGAAATTTAGAACCACAGTAAAAGGAAGAGTATTAGATTTAACAGCATCAATCAAAGATTTAGGGTTATCCTTTTCTGAGCATTTCAAAAAACCTTTAGCAGATGTAATTTTTGCCATAAGAAATTTTATTGTAGATATAGTAAATGCTTCCGAAGAATCTGGGCTATTTGAAACCATAGTTCAAGGAGCAGTTAAAGTATTAACAAATCTAAGTGGTTGGATAAAGAAATCAGCAGATAATTTGAAAAACTTTATTAAAAATCTTACAGTGGAAAAGGTAAAAAATTTCTTCGATGGTATAGCGGAGAAAGCAACAGAATGGTCTGATAAACTTTATACTGCTTTTACAAAAGTTCAAAACCTATTTAAGACCCTTGTAGAAGGTATACCATTCGAGGATATACTTGATACTGCCATTGATACTATTCCAATGATTGGGGCACTTTTTACTTTTGTATGGCAGACTATTATAAAAGTAATAAACATATCAACTAAGTTAATCGATGTCTGGAAGGATTTACCAACTAATGTGAAAGAAACTGTTGGATTACTTGGTAGAGTCTGGGCTATTGCTGGTTTAATCGCTACTGCAATAACGCCCATAGTTCTTAATTTAATTGTTTGGAGCCCATTAATAACAGCGGCATTAATACCATTAATGAAAGTGGTGCTTGTTGTGGGACTTATTGCTGCGGCAATATATGGTGCTAGAAAAGCTTGGGAAGGATGGTCTTTTAGACCAGCCATAATAAATTTCCTTGAAACGCATAGAGTATTACAGAGAATAATGCTTATTGTTAATACTATTGGCGAAATGCTTATGGCTTGGCAAGTTGGAAATTTAGCTGAAATAGGAAGAATATATAAAAGAGGGATGGCAGCGTGGAGAGGTTTAGGGATTAAGAGCCCAGAGGAAAGAAGGCAAGAGGAGTATTTATCTTGGTTAGAAAAAAATGCTCCAGAATTTTATGATGTAGAAAGACAAAAACTTAGAGGTCCAATGCTCCCAAGCATAATCCCGCCAGAATTATCGATACAGACAGAAGAAATAAAACGAATGCTTGCGGAGTTTAAGAATTCTAGCCAAGAAGGTGTTAATGCTATAGT